GACTGCGTAATGTCATACTGCAGCTCGGGCAGGTAGAAGAACTGCACCCTGTCCTTGGCTACTGCCTTCATGGCAAGCAGCGCATTGTCGGACGGCTTGGAGCGCGAGACCACGACCATTCCTTGAGCATACGCATTCTCGGATGCGAACTTGCGGTAGTTGCCAATGTCTGGAATGGAGGTGGTCTGCTTCTGGTTGAAGATGACCAGCACCTTGCCGATTGTGTACAGATTTGCCTTTTCCACATCTTCCGTCGTGATGCGGGTCGTGTCCGTTGGGAGACCACGACGGGACAGAAAGAGGCGCAGGGTGTCGAGTGCAGTTTCTTCAGTTGGCGCCATGCTTGTTGTTTGAGCAAGAGACGAAACAATCCCTTTTTTTCGGGGTCTCTAAACAATGACTGAACTCCTTATGCTTCTCTTGGGCATGGTGGCCGTTGGGCTGGCATGGTCTACGTTCTTCTCCTCGGAGGCCAAGCGCCCCGACCCGCCGTTTGAGGATATGCGTGGAATCCAGCGGACGGATGCCACGATTGATTCCAGTTATGCGCAGCGCACGAACCACATGCCCGCGCCCGTGGTGGTCAGCCCGCCGCTTGAGGGCATTGAAACCGCCTTCCAGGTCAACGCATATAGAGCCTACGTGAAGTAAACCACAATGGCTCATAAGCAGAAAATACCTATTGCCCTGCGAGAACAAGTGTGGATATACCGCTGCGGACATGTCTTCTCGCGCCCCTGCACGATTGTGTGGTGCCAGAACCGCATGAACGTCTTTGACTTTGAGTGTGGTCATGACGTGCCCGAGAGCAAGGGTGGCAAGACGACTCTTGACAACCTGTATCCCTTGTGTAGGCGATGTAACGGAAGCATGGGGAATCGGTTCACTATCAAGGAGTGGAATGCAAAGTTCGCCGACCGGAGGCCGTGGTACTCAAAGGTCTATCGTTACTGTTGTGGACGGTAGGGGTCCAGGCTTCGTCCCTGCCGCGCGATGAAGCACTACCTCGTCCCAGAAGGACTTCATGTCGGCAAAGTGCTTGGGCAGCCACTCGGGGTCCCTGGGCACAAAGTCCTTCTTCACGGACTGCAGAATCCAGTGCACCTTCTGGTGCTCCTTCTCCCATGACGCGTCTTTTATGTAACTGACCGTATCGTCCTCGAAGATTACAAAGATACCTTTGCGACCTTGGAAGGCTACCCATTCTGCGTAGAAGACCTGCTTGAACCGAAACTCCACATACTCGCACTCGTCAATGCCCGTGCACTCCATCTGCATTTGCATCTGATGGATGTACGCTGCAGGCACACCGTCCTTAGCCACGCGCGAGAAGGGGCACTTGAACTCCACCAGCCGTCCGTAGCGCGTACTCCTTGACTCTTCGTTGGTGGGAAACACAATGCCGTCGGGCGAGGCACCGAGGAAGGCGTGGATGGGATGCTGGACACAGGACACATCCGTGATGGAACAGTTGGTCTCCTCTTCGTAAATCTTCTTGGCCACGGGCTCAAAGCGCGTGCCCCAAATCAGTGGCGCACATGGCGGACCCGTGGATGGCGCAGGAGGCTCCAGCTTGCGGACCATGACGGAACGCCGCGTCTCACCGCCCGTGAAGATTGCACCCAACTCCGAGGCGGTAATCATCTGCCCGCGCTTGCTGTGCCATGCAGCCGTTCGCTGGTCGTCTTGTCCGTAGACTCGGATGACCCTGCGCACGTTACGGTCACGAGTCCACCTGCGTCCAAGCTCGCCCTTCATCAGCTCGTGAACTCGCAGCAGAACATGTTTGCGCAATGTGCGGTGCGACAAGGGGACGAGGGTCACGCAGAAGTTCACAAAGTGCCGAATCCGTGTTTGAAGATGCGTGAACGGTCCATCCCACAGCCAGTCCTTGAGGGCGTCATCCATTGCGTTTCCTACGCGTTGAACTCCTAAACTCATTTTCACTGGTGAAACACAGATTAGGTATGACGGACACTGTGATTCAAAGCAAGGAGCAGTGGGTGCTGCACCGCCTGGAGGGATTCTATGCCAACCCGACGACCTTTGCGCGCGTCCAATCCATCCTGCGGGGTGAGTCCAAGCTGAGCCTGCGTCTGATTGACTGGTTCGTGACCAACTATTCCAAGAAGCAAAACGTGTCCTTCCTGACCAAGGAGAACAAGCACGTCATCGTGTACCTGGTCTACAAGGCGCACCTCAAGGCGTACAACAAGAAGATGTTCGACCCCTTCTGCAGGTGGAAGCGAATCCAGTTTCGGGGGCTCGACACGACGGTGGGTCAGCTCAACTTCTTTGAGTGGGCTGTGCAGGATGAGGTGCTGGACTACCTGGAGACGCACTACGATGAGATTCACGCAGACATGGAGGCCTGTTCGCAGGTGGTGACCAATACGGAGGAGGGTCGCCGCAAGCGCCACGAGCTGAGCCGTTCAGCTACCAAGTCCGTGCGCCGCCACGATGTCCGCGTTGTGGTCTCGTTTGATTAAGTGCGACAGGCTAACAATGCAGTCTGCTATTGACCGCCGTGTGGTATACCCTGTCTCCACCGACATTACAGAACACGACATTGACGTGGTCTCCGACTTGTGGACCATGGATGGCAGGGAAGTCTACCGCGGACGCCGAGACCCTGCCTACAAGCACGCCAATGTATACTGGCTGTATGACGAGGACCTAGACCGCGTGGGGTTGGCTGAGCATGACTTGGTAGACCACGCAGACCTGCATCTTCGCTGGTACTATGAGAGCCCGTTTGCCACCCTGCTACAGGAAAAGGGATGGGAGGTTGGAGACAGTCTCTGGTCCGTGCTTCCCGAATCTGTGTATGAGCAGTTCACGTCTGAGGGATGGACCAGCGCACGCACGATACTGGAACGCTGTCTCAAGAGCTCGGTCCGTGTGTACAGCCCCGACATGGTCTTGAACCCACCCAAGATGTACTCATGTGAAAAGTGTGCGTGGGCTTCTCTTGAGCCACTCCACGCTGGGTGTACTGAATCTCACTTGGATGTGCCTAACCTATCCAAGGTGTTCTTTGTTGATGATTCATTGACTCTTCACAAGCCTCCGTCTGGCTCCAAGGTCTTTACTGCGCTGCAGCCACCGCCGCACGCTTCCGTCCAGGCTTAGCCGCAGGGAGAGGTGCAGGACCCGCACCGCCCGTGTTTGCCCGGTTCATCTGTGGAGGCGGCGCCCTCTCCTCCTCAGGCTCCGCAACAGGCACCTGGACCGACTCCTCACCCTCGCCATCAAGCTCCTCGCCAGCCGCATCGTCCTCGGGCTCCTTGATGTCCGCGAAGGCCGCCTTGGCCGACACACGCGAGGGCGGGAAGATTTTGGCCAGCACAACACGCCACGTCACACCGAATCCGGTGCCGGTCACGTAGATGCTCGGCGCAATCACCATGCGACCCTCCATACGCTTGGCAAACACCTGCTCAATGTTGTCCAGCGTCACTGCGATAGACTCACCGTTCGGGTCCATCGCATCCAGGCTCACTGCGCCATCCCACACAGAAATCTTCATGCGCAGGCTGGGTGGGTACTTGCCGCTCGGCACCCACTCACCACCAACCTTCTCCACGCTAGGATTCAGGATTGGCTTCATCGTCTCCCGGAGCACAGCCTCTGACTTGGACTTACCAAACCACTTGCCGCTGTTCAGCATCGCATGCTGGATAATCTTCTCCTGAAGGTCCAGCATGAAGTTGTAGAGGCCACCAATCTCACCTGCATCAGAACCCGCGCGGTCCTTGACGTAGGTGTCGCAGCCCTTGAGGGACGCAAGCAGACTGTAGCTGCTCTTGCCCTGGTCGTCCGTGCGGGTCACCACACCCGCGGGGTAGAAGATGCGCGGAATACGGACCTGGAAGTTCTGTCCATTGTAGCGAATCGGAACAGTCTTGCCTCCGGCCTTGTTGGCACGGATGTCGCCGATGGTCACGCGGGAGATGTCGAGAGTCTCAGAAGGAACGATAGCAGAGGCAGACATTTTAGCAGGTTGTGCTTCTAGTTGGCTCATCCGCCGCCGTTTCCGTTTTTAGCGCATGAATCCAACTTTCAAGAAACTCTTCCAGTCAATCAAGGGATGCCGCAGTGTGTGTCTACGCGGAACGTACGGTCTACAGACCAATGCTTAGCACCTGCACTGATTGGACATACCATGTGTGGAACCCATCGCAAAGCCAAGGTACCTCGTTTATGGGTTGACGTCAACCAGAACCGCAGGCAACCTGCAGTGAAGATACAGTCGGTCTTCCGTGCGTGGAGGATACGCAAGTACCTTGCATTGTGTGGCCCCGGAGTGTTGGCACGCAAAGAGTGTGTGAACGACGAGGACGTGGTTACGTGCGTGGAGAAGGGAAAGCAAGACCCCTTTGACTACTTTGGTATGGAAGAAGCGGGCAAGGTGTGGTGGTTTGACTTTGCGACCATATGGAACTGGTCTATTCGGTCCATTGAGCCATTGAACCCGTACACCAATGTACCGTTGGACCACGAGGTCAAGCAGCGCATCAAACGGATGTGGATTGCCCGTCGCAGGCTTGGGATGGCCATGCCGTCAGAAGCAGGGATTCCAACCTCTGACCGCATCTTCAGACGCTGGACGTCCCTGTGCCAAATCTTCCGTTTCTACGGGTTTGAGGACGTGCACCCCAACATGTTCGTAGACCTGACCAAGCAGAACCTTCTCGTGATGTTCCGACTGTTGTCTGTTGACCTTGACGACATGCCGAAGAAGCCGTATCGCGCAATCGGCTTCTGCACACGGGGAATACAGAATGCAAACAGTATACCGCCGAACGCGTACATCATGACAAGTCTGAATGCATTGCTGTTCATGCTGTCGGGGGCGAACAGCTACGACTTTGTGTTTCTGGTGCTGTCGGCCCTGTATCGCTGCTGAAAACGGGTTTCGTCATAGCAGGGTATTGAACACTCGCCACCATGAACATCTTCTTCCTCTCCCTCGACCCCGCGGACGCGGCTCGCCTTCACTGCGACAAACACGTCGTGAAGATGATTCTTGAATCCTGCCAACTGCTCTACTGCGCCCACTGGATGTGTGGGACCACCATGCCCTCCAATGCCTACAAGAAGACCCATCCCAATCACCCCTGTGCAAAGTGGGTTCGCGAGTCGCAGGCCAACTACCGCTGGCTCTGTCGGTTGGGCTTGGAGCTCTGCGAAGAGTACACGTTCCGATACGGAAAGCACCACAAGTGTGAGGAGCACCTGGTCTGGCTGTGCATGAACACTCCGGAGGGCTTGCCCGAGGCGTGGACGACCCCCAAACAAGCCATGCCCGACGAGTGTAAGCATCCAGACCCTGTGGTTGCCTACCGAACCTACTATGTCTGCACCAAGCAGCGCATGCTGCAGTACACGAAGCGACCCTCCCCCGATTTCCTGACGCAAGCGATTTACATGACCGCCGTAGGGTAAGAGTATACCAACGCGTTAGAAATGTCTGCCTCTTCCTCTGTCGTTAAGGCAAACAAGATGCCTGCCAAGAAGTCCGATGCCAAGCCCGTCGTCGTCGCCGCTGTCGTCGCTGCACCCCCCGCCCCCGTCGCCGCCGCGGCCCCGAAGGCCCCGAAGGCCCCGAAGGCTGCCCCCAAGGACAAGGCCGTGAAGGTCGAGAAGGCCGTCGCGGGCACCGCCACGCTCACGGTGCCGACCGTTGAGACTCCCTCTGCCCCGGTCGTGGTTGAGTCCACGGAGACGTCGGAGGTTCAGCTCGCCGCCCTCGGCGAGAAGCTCAAGGCGCTCGGTGCCGAGCTCCAGACCCGCCTGCGCGACGCCGTCAAGGGTGTCCAGGATGCCATCAAGGCGGCCAAGCGCGAGGCCCGCGATGGCAAGAAGAAGAAGCGCAAGGACCCGAAGGACATGAGCCCGGAGGAGCTCAAGACGTACGAGGCTCGCCGCGCGAACAATGCTTTTCTCGTGCAGCGCCCGCTGACGGATGAGCTCGCCGCGTTCATGGGCCTCAAGTCGGGCGAGAAGCGCTCGCAGACGGAGGTGACCAAGTTCATCTCGGGCTACGTCAAGCAGCACAACTGCTTTGACCCGAACTTCAAGCGCCGCATCCTGCCGAACGCCGCGCTCGGCAAGCTCCTGCGCGTCTCGGACAAGGACGAGGTGACCTACCTGAACCTCCAGTCCTTCCTGAAGGTCCACTTCATCAAGACGGCTCCCAAGGCTTGAAGCGTTTTTTTTGTGAGTGAAAGATAAATGACCCGCCACACACACCGCGACCTTGGACCGACGCGCCTTCGCCACTCTGGCCCCGCTGCCTTCACGCGCGGCCAGCGGAAGAAACATCCTAATATGCATCCCGAGGGTCATGTGTACATGCAGCCCGGATACGAAGCGGCCCTGCGGAAGCATACGAAGGCTGCAAAGGGGAAGGGTGGCCGCCGCCGCCGCCGCGGAAGCCGCTACACTCGTCGTCGCTAGACGCGTGCTAGACTCCTGAACCCAATTACAATAAAAATACCCTGGAACCCCAGGTGATTTTTAGTGTCTAGATACAAGACAAATGTTCAGCCGTCAGCCATTTCGCACTACACAGATGGGGACCCGCAAACACGTGCGGGACAACTACCTTCAGGCGACACTTCGCGGTCGCATCGACAATCTTGGTGCCCACGAAAAGCAGCAGCGGAAGTATGCAGAGGAGGCGAGGAAAGAGAAGGCCGAGAAGGATGCCAAAACGGCTGCGTACATGGAGGAGTGGACGAGACTAAACGATAAGGAACAGAAGCGGTTTGTGGATGCTCGCGATAAGTATGAAAAGGACATGGAGACATATATGCAGAAAAAGGAGGAGGCGGATTACTACGGGACTAATCCAAACTCGCGTAAGTACCCGAAGCCGCCGAAGAAGCCCGCCGAGTTCAAAGACCCTGTCGTGCCCAACGCGAAGGAACGATTTGGAGTGCATGGCGGCCGGCGCACTCGCGGCCGCAAGACCCGCTCCACTCGTCGCCGCTGAAGCCGCTAAACGCTCGTAGTAATCCACTCGTGGGGCATTTCCATGTAGAGCACCGTGCTAAAAAACGGCGACATGCGTTCGTCCAAGACTAAGGCACGCTGCTTGTCATTCTCCATCAGAGTCTTGACCATCCTGCGAAGGACGGCTGGTTTCTTGTCTGGCGACTCATTCACCTTAATACGACACGACCCCGAGGTATATCCACACAAGGACGACGCATTGCACGCGTCCTTTTGTCTGAACTGCCCGCAGGGAGTCCGCACCTTGTTCACAAAGTCACGGGGATTCTCCGCGACTTCCCAATACGACTTCTTGGTCATCCATGTCTCCAACCGCTTGTACAGGTTGGCATCGCGACGCAGAATGCTGTTGCGCAGAGGGCTATAGTCCGCAACCTGCACGTCCTTGGACAGCGAGAACAGCAGAAAGTCAAAGACCTCAGCTGCGTAGGAGATTTCACGGAAGGTCTTGGCATCCTCTGCGTTGGGCTGCCCATTGACCAGCTGGTCTTCATTGGTCGTCCGAATGGTGCCCACCACTTCCTTGGCTGCCTTGCCGAGCACGGGCGCACCAGGCTTGAACGGCGCACGGAATCCAGACGCCAACAGGGACTCTGTCGGGCGGCCGTCGGCATCCACCAAATCTTCCACCCACTTGAACCCGGGATGCTGCGTCGCATCCAAGAAGGCGCGCAAATCGGCTTGGGTCGGCAACTCCTCTGTCTTGATGTCTGCGTATCCACTGCGAACGGGAATACCAGGCAACGGAGGCTGCGTCACGGGCTGAATGGGCAAGACAACCACACCAGGAACAAACACAGCTTGCGTACGTCCGAAGGGGTCGTGAATCAACTGCGGATTCGACTTGGACTTCAGACGCAATTCCGTCAAGGCGGACTGCAAATCAGGTGTGTTGGATGCACAGGCTTGAGAGTGGAGCGCGGACAGGGTTGCCAACGTCTCCTTTGCAAAGGGTGCCTTCTGAATGTCTGCCTTGTAGTCAAACTTATCCCCCATCTTGACTCCACGACGCGTGGCGTGGGCGAGGATGTCGCCGTCAATCATCACAATGGTTCGTGACTGGGCACCGAGCGTGTCGGACCAGTAACCGCACGAAACCGTGTTTGTTTTGGTCGACACCCGAATGACTCTGCACTTGATAACAGCCGTCACGTACTCCAGCTCGTCGAGTGCAGGCAACGACCCTTTTGCGTAGGCGGCGGCGATTCCGGATACGATGCGGTCCGTCTGCGTCTCTCCTTCTCCCAAGTCCGTCCACGTGCGAAAGAAGGAACAGAGCATCACGGCGTCCCGTGCCTTGTCGGGCGGGGGAATTGCAGTCTCGTCCTTCAGGAATTTCTTGAGTGTGACGGATGCCCTACCCAGACCAATGCGGAAGAAATCGCCGTTTCCAGCCTCAACACGCTTCTTGGGCACGCTGGTAGGGTACGATGTCTTGATGCGAAGAGAGCGCGCGAGGTCGTCAGGCAGGTACCCCAGACGGCGGTCAGGCAGGTTGCCTGTGGCCAGAATGTACGTATCGTCCTTGGTTTCGTCCTTGGTCATCACGTCCGTTGCTCGGCGTTCCTTGTAGCAGCAGGGTTGTCCCTCCTTGTAGGCGGGGAACACATTGTCCTGATTGCGCTTGATGACACTGAACTCGGGTGTGCGGTCCGACTTCTTGGTAATGACCTTGCCACCACAGACGGGGCACGCATCCTCCACCAGCTGGTCCGCACGCAGAGGAATCTCATCAATCACACACCAGTATTGCGGGCAAATCGCCACTCCATCAGGGTCTTTCAGTTCCAGCGTTGTCCATGCGCGTGCCGAGTAGTCGGCTGGAAGCTTGGCTTCGTCGTCCGCAGTTAGGACCACCACTTGCTTGGTCTTCTCGCAGTTGGACGGATACTTCTCATCAAACATAACGGGGTTGAACTTGCGGAGACGGCGGTTGAAGTAGTTGTAGGTGGTGCCCTCTGCTGATTCCAGTTTCTTGAGTTGCTTGCTCGGCGCGGGGAGTGGAGCGACAGCGGGAGCGGCTGCCGCGGCGGCGGCATTGCTGGGTGCCGGCGCCTCCTCCTCCAGTCCCAGCAGAGCGGCCAGGTCATCGTCTACTTGGAAATCTCCTTCTTGGATTGTCACGACAGCGGCTGGAGCCGTAGCTGCCTCCACGACTTGGAGACGACGAGGGCACACTGCATTCACAGCCGCATCGTCGGAGGTCAGGATGTGGCGCAACAAGCTGGCGTACTGCAGGATGCGGTCCACATTGGTCACAGACGACACAATCACTTCCTTGCTCCGATACTTGAACGTGGGGTATCCACGCAGAACCCGCTCCAAGTCAAACTCTTCTCCGAGAGTCATGAACTTCTGGACCAAGGCATCGGCTTCGGGTTGCGTCATGCCCAACTCTGCGACCAGCGTGCTCGCATTGGCATCTTCTGTCTCGTACAGCACTTGGTACGCCCGCAACTCCTGTGGCGTCATGTCCGCAGACAGGTGCTCAGCCCTCATGAGGCGAAAGGCATCGTCTTGCGTGGAAAAGACGGAACGGAGACAGGGGAATCGCAGCATATCAAACTGGGCAATCTCCTTGGCGAAGGACGCAAGGATGGACAGGTCCTGCAATTCCCAGCGACTCAGGTCCAAATCCTTCGTCTCCACAAACGGCGTAACGGCATCCAGAGACTTGAACCAGTTGACGAACCCCTCTTTGATGTCCTCAGTCTTCTCCTTGGATTCCTTGGTGCGCCACGCAGTGAAGGTTACGTCCTTGTTCGTGATGGCGATGCGGTCAAACGATGTCCGTGCCGTACCCCGATACAGCAGGAGTGTCGGCAACTTGCGCTGGGGCTGCGTGTTGGATGCCCACGACTTCCACAATCCCGTGTCCAAGTAGGGTGTCTTGGTTTTTTCATCGGTCACAAAGAACTTGTGGCGCGTCAGTTCCTGTCTGGACGTAAAGTACCCAACATACGGGGTCTTCTTGGAGACCGTCAGTCCGTAGAACATTTCTTCAAAGCGAGCCCGAGGCGCGGAGAATTCCGTCTCCACAAGGGGCACGAACCACTTGGCACGGAGAACGGATACATGGTTCGGCTGAGGCGTTTCCAGTTCAAGCAAGGCCTTCAGCTGTTCTGTCGTGGTGCGCAGGGACTGCAACTCGGACTCCGAGAGGCGTTGCGGCGTATCGGGCTGAAGCAGAGGAAAGTAGACGCGCTGAACCAACTGGGAGACGTCCGCAGGAACAGGCGTCACACGGAACTCGGTGATTTCTCGGCTCTCGGGATACAGGGTCTCATACAAGCTCTGTCCGTTCAGAACGGGAATACGAGTCGCAGGGATGTTCATGTCCTTTGGAGGTACAGGCAGCACCACGCAACGTTCGTCGGGTACGCCAAAAGTGCGCCACTCCAAGAACACGGCGCCCGGGGCAAAGAGTGGTTCCAGCGCCGCAGGACGGGCCATCCAATCCTCTCGTGTCGCAACGGGCTCAATCACTGCAGCCAGTCCACGCACCTGCTCAATATAGGTCTTGAACATGTCCTTGTCCACTCGGGACCCATTCAGCGACACGCGGAGAAACAAGGCTTCCCAGTGGCGAGGGTCTGCGTAATACTCGGCGGGCAGGGACACATGTGCCTCCACATACAACCGAGGTGGATACGAATTCACAGCAAGAGCGATGTGCTGTCGCACAATGTCCAGGGTGTCGTCCTCAAAGAACGACACGGACCCCGCTCCTGCGATGGGAAGTGTCTTCATTATGATTGAAGTAGGTTTTTAGTGTGTTAAATTGGACTGTCGGTAATCTTCATACCGCAATAGGGTGTCGGAGAGTGCGCGTAATTGACGGGCTTGTAGATACCCAGCTTGACTCCATCGTGAAGCACGCGCTTGAAGTTGGCCCAGAACTCGGGCGTGTGACCAATCGTCTCGGTCATCAGGTGGCTCATCTCGTGCAGGACCACGAACATGACCGTGTTCTCATCCACCAGGGGATACTCGGGAGGCTTCGTCTTGTCGCGCAGACAGACGACAATCTTCTGCCCCTTGTTCTCGGAGTACGAGGTGTCAGGGGACTGCATGTCGTTCTCCACAAAGACGTCGGGATTGTAGTTGGCCAGAAAGCGGCCGACGGGTGGGTCGGCGGCGACAAGAGGGTCTGAGTAATACGTCCGCAGCTTCTCTACGTTCGTGTGAATGGTAATCATCAGCTTCAGAGCCTCCTCCTTGTGGGGGAGATTCTGCATCTCGTATGTTTTGCCGTTCGCGCCCTCCATTGCGACGGTGTTCTTAGGGCTTGTAAAGTAGGACAGGGCAACTGCCGCTGCCGTCACGCCAATGGCAACGGGTAGCATTGTGTAGTGCTGGGAGTTTAAGCGCACAGTCCATCCAGCGCGCGCGCCGCACGGAAGGGGTCCGGGTCGATGGTTGAGTTGAGGAACGGGCCCACCTTGGACTGCGAGTTGGGCACCTCCGAGCGGATGTCGTAGGTCGGGTTCCGGTTCGTCTGCGCCACGCCGATGATGGACACGTTGGTGTGGTAGCTGGACTGCAGGAAGTTCTGTCCCTGCAGGTCATTGACGCCAGTCGGGTTGACGGCCGCCCACGAGGCGCCAATCTCACCCTTGGGAAGGAGCTCATCGGACGCGAGCGTGCGCTGGGTGTACGTCTGCTGACCCGACGGCGTGGCACCCTGCATGCCGCTCACCTGAACCGCATTGCCACCCAGGCTGCCTGTCTCGGCGGCGGGGACATACGGGCCGCCATCCGCCATCGGGGCGGTCGCACCCTCGCCACCCAGCTCCATGGGCGACAATGTCTGCATGCCGTCAAGGACGACACCCTTGCCATTGGCATACGACGTGAAAAGTCCGTAGACGACTACGATTCCAACAAGGATGGCACCCAGACGAAGGAGTTTCTGCTGCGAGAACTTCATCGTAGTTTATTATCACGCACAGACAAATTTCATGAGGAAGCTGCTTGACCCTCTGTTAAAAGATGTACTGGAGCAGTTCCAGTCCCCGGCAGTGCAGGAACCCCTTGAGGAACTTGTCTTGAGGCCTCTACTCCAGCGCATCCTAAACCTTCTGTACCCCTACCTCTTTGGGGTCATGCTCCTCTGGATCATGATGTTCCTGAGTCTCGCGCTCATCCTCCTCATTCTGCTTCGGGGTAGTGTCTTGGACTTCAGGAAACAGTAGTCCGACCAAGCGCTCACGACGGAGACCCCAGAAGCCGCGGAGGTTCCGCTTCTTGGCTTCATCACGGAGTTCGTGGATGGTCATCTTCTCGATACGGTAGGAGGCGGGGAGCTCGGGAAGGGTGAGCAATTGGATGAGCTCAGCCCGCTTGAGGATGTAGTACTGCTTAATGTGACGGGCACGGGCAATCTGCTTGAGTTCGGGGAGAGAGAGACGGTCCATCTTGGTGAAGTCCGTTAGCCTCGCGCCGCGGAATCCGTTTTTTCGCCGCCTCCTAGTAATGAAGCGAACACCCGTGGTCCTTGCCTTCTTCTTTGCTTCGCTGCTCGTCGGCTTCTATGTCGCATTCCAGACACAGACAACCGAGACCTTCACAATCGGACAGGAGATTGGAGAGCCCGTGCGGTCCGACGTATTCCCCGTGGTGACAGGCGACTCGGGTCCGAAGGAGTTGAAGGAGGCGCCGTACGAGATTACAGAGGATGCTAAGCTGTTTGCATTCGACGACAACCGCAAGTCCGCCGACTGCTGCCCGAGTCCCTTTACATCCGACATGGGTTGCATCTGTCTGACCGAAGAACAGAAGGCGCAGTTCGCGTCTAGGGGCGGCAATGGAAAAGTCTGAGTAAGTTACAATGGAGCACCTCCGCGCGCTAATCAACCACCTGAAGGAGAAGTCCCCGACTCTGACCTTCCCAAGGCCCTCCGAGGAGCTGTACCAGCAAGTCCAGACTGCCCTCCTGCCCCACGCCATGAAGGTGGTGCAGAAGGACAATACCCTCTTTCGCGGTGAAGCCGCAGTCCAGTTCCTTGAGGGCGTCGACATTCGTCGGGCGTGGACTGGAGACGACGATGCGTGGAAGAAGCTGCACATGACCATGATTTACTCCTTCCTCCAAGGCGACCCGAAGGAGAAGCTCAGCAAGATGATGGAGACCTTCAAGACCATGCTGCCTGGTGGCAATGCGCAGACGGACGAGATTCTGAAGTTGCTGGAGCAGGAGGACACCGAGGCGTCCCTCCACGAAATCTTTGAGCTGCTCATCAACACTCGCCTGGCCACCGTCGTCGGCGACCTGGTCTCGTCCATGGACCTGGACGACCTCGGCATTGACTTTGAGAACCCCACCGAGCTGCTGGAGGCTCTGCAGCACCCCGAGCGCAGCTCAATCATCCAGATCATCATGAAGCGTGCCCAGACCATTCTGGAGGAGCGCATTCGCACGGGACGCATCAACCAGAAGGAGCTGATTCGGGAGCTGGAGACCCTGCGTGCCAAGTTCCAATCCACGTTCGGCAAGTACCTCAATGAGATGGTGGTCGGCCAGCAGGGCAACACCACGGGGAATACGTCGGAGACTATCATGGGCAACTCCCCTGAGGCTCGCCGAGCACGCATGGCGGCACGTCTTCAGAAGAAACTGCGCGAAAAAGGTCGCAAGTGAAGATAAGAGATGAGCGAACCATTCTGGATCGCAGACCCGTCTGTTTTGTTTCGGCAGGACACATGGCTGTCCTTCGTGCCCACTCCGAATATGACGGTGGACCAGTCGCTGAACGCCGTGGTGCGCTTCGTCACCTACCTGTCAGGCCTCCTGTTCCTTTGTTCCATGGACTTCCGCTACATC